ATACCACTACGTTCTTCTTTAATAGTATCTAGGTATTCAAGTAATGGGAATGCTTGATTAGTTAATGTTTGATTTTGTAATGGCATCATAACCTGACTAGGTGCGCCTTTAGTTCTTACAATTCCGCCTGGTCGATTAGTTAATAGATCATCAAGATTAACCTGACCATCCATAACTGCAACTCTGTTATTGTTTGTTAAGTACATGTTATCTAATACTTGACGCATAACAGTAGATTTAATTAACTGAATATCTTCTACTAGTTCTGATACTGATCTACCATAGAATCTATGTGGTACTATGATAGGAGTAATAGAACAGAATGGATGTGAATCTACAGGTACATTATCAAGGATAGTATAACCACCTTCACCTGCACTAGTAATCTTTCTTAGTTCAGCAACACCAGTACCATCCATATCTATTTTAATATATGATTCATAAACTATAACTTCTTCTGTAGATGTATCACCAACAGTTCTATCATAATCATCATCTATGTTTTTATATCTTACAGATCTTTCTGAATTGTATTGTTCTTTATTTTCAATAGGTAAATTATAAACTCTGTCATAATCAAACCCCATTTCAATTAATTCACTACGAGTAGTTGGAACTTTATGACATATAAATTTAGCATCTTTCAAAGACTTAGCTTGTCTTTCAATAAGAAATTCTTCAGGTGGTATTGGTTCTATTTTAACTCTACCAAATACTTGTGTTCTAGAAATAACTACATCATGTAAGTTTGGTGTAGGTATACTATCTAATTGTTCTTGTGCAATCTCAGCTTGTAAAGCATCTGGATTTAATCCTAATTGATCTTTAGCTTTCTTCTTTTCTTTTTCAAATGTTTCATCTTTGTACTCAGTATGTTCTAATACTTCAACACCATCTTCATCAATCAACATAGTAAACTCATCATCAGATAATTTCTGATACGTTTCTCTATCTACTTTTTCTGAATCATCCCAATATACTTTGCAGATACCATTCTTTTGTAGCAATGCATCTTTAAACATTGTGTATAATGCAGTGAAACCATCATTGTCTTTATTAAAGATATGATTTAAATAATCAGTTGCTTGTTCTGCAATCTTAACATCTTCTTCTCCAACAGGTTCTACCTTAACAATGTTATCTGATGCAGTAAATATTCTTAGTAATGGTGGTAATATAGACTCAATAGTATCAGCTACATCAGTAGATACTACTTGTGATCTGCCTTCTACTTCATTACCAAACCCTTCACCAAAGTAATATTCATTAGCTTTGCGTCTTGAGTCTGTTAACTCTGATTCATAAAAACCATAGCTATTCTTAATATGATCTCCAAGAATGCCTGATATGTTATAATCGTCTAGTGGTTTACCTTTTGCCATATTGTTCCTTAAACTATATATCTAGTGTCTATATTCATAGGCTTAGCCCAGTCAGTTCTAGTTGGTCCGTCAACGGAACAACCATATCTAAAACTATCTGCTGCGTGTGAAGCCCAGTCATGTAGAGGTTTATTTTTAAAAGTCTGCATCTTATCATCAAACTGTTTACGGTATTGTCGCAAACAATCAATACCATATTTACATTTATTTTTATCAAACCAACAGTTATCTAAGTTGTTTCTTACAGCTTCGATACCGTGATCAACTGCTAGTCGAGGACACACCTCAAAATCTATACCTAGTTCATAAGCAACTTCAAGTCTTGATTTGCCTGTGCCTAGTTCTCTTGTAGTTATATCATGTGGTCCAACATGTCGACCATACTTATAACCTTTTTCTTCTAATACATTTGCATAGTGCGATAAAGATTCACCAGATGTTTCATAGTAATCTATTAATCTAATCTCTTTACCAACTCTTTGTGCAAACCAAATAGAAGTTGAATCACCTATACCTAAATCCCACCAGGTTTCTACATCAACAGTAGCATCATATTCAACATCAGTAATTCTATTTTCTTTCTCAGCCTTCTGAATTTGTTTTCCATAAAACGCACCTGACACTGCAGCTTGAAAGCTACATTCAAATTCCTGTTCGTATTGGTCGCTTGGCATTGTAAGCCTAGCTTCTTCTAATTCTTCAGCTCCAATAATTTCTGTTTCAGATGCTCGGTATAGTTGTCCATACCAATCTCCACCTCTACGTATAGCTAGATCATATACATCCCAGAACTGATTATGTCCCATGGGTGTACCAATAAATATAACATAGCCTAGCTTGTCTGATACTGCAGGTCTTACAACCTCAGTCCACACTCTAGGTGACATTAGAGCAAACTCATCCATGCATACACCATCAAAGCCTAAACCTCTAAGTGCATCTGGATTGTCCGAGCCGAAGATTTGTATACGTGATCCATTCCATAGATCAACCTTCAGTTCGGTTTCGTGGCGTTTACCACCAAGTTTCATTAACGGGTCTGTATATTCTTTTAAATAGTCGTAAGCGACTGCTTTACCCTGTCGATAAGTTGGTGCGATGTACGCCAATCTTGCGTTTGGTATCTCACATGCAGTCATAATTAAATGATTGATTGCGAATACCGTCTTGCCAAACCGCCTGTGACAGCAGATGACATTAAATCTTTTTAATTCGTTATGAATCTTTTCCTGTAAAGGTCGAGGTTCATACGGTATGGTTACTTCCATTAATCCTTTTTCTTACGCCATCCTATTTGAACGGTAATTGGTTTATCATCATCCCCAGATACAGTCTGATTAACAGATGATAGCTTAGAATGTACAAATGGTGCAGCTTCTTTAGCAGCCCACATCTTCTTTTCTACAGATACTTGAGGATTGTTCAAGAGATTAAGCATATATTTTAAAGGAGTAGTTTGACCCTTACCTAAATTAGCTTCTAAGCGTTCTTTCTTTGTTCCTGCTTTTATACCTACTGGTCTACCTGCACCAGATCTTTTACCACCGTGTGCCATTATATTAATCCTGTAAAGTTAGCTAATAACATCTGTCTTAAGTTAATAGGTTTAGTTTTTTGAGACATACCTGGATATTTACGTTGTGAATCTACAGGATATGAAGGTGATCCCATACCTGAACCAGTAATCTGCCCCATGTTAGGTCTATTCATTGGCATACTAGGTTTCATTTGTGGAAAATTGTACAGTGATCCATCTGGTCTTATCTGTGTATCACGAGTACCGCCTGATGTAGCAGGTTGTTTAGACATTACATCTTCCATCTTAGTAGGAACTACAGTTCCATCTGGCATAATCATAGTATCTTTTGTATTGCCTGAAGTTTTTGGCTGTTTCATTACGTTAACACCAAAGACTTCCATAATATCTTGGTTAGTTTTTACTTCCTTACCATGGAATTTAGATTCTGGTCCTACTACAATGTTGTTTTCCAACCTTACAGTAGCTCCATCTGTTGTTTGATATAGACTTGACATAATATTTCCTTAGTTAATTAGCAATTCCAAGCTCGAAGGGATTTATTAATCCTTGAGTTGGGGTCTCTTGCAGTTTTTGCAGAGGTTAATTTCTTTTTCATCCCTGTCATTCTAGCACAGAAGGAAGCTCGTCTCGGATTACCTACCTTTTTGCTAGGTGCTTTGAGGTTACGCTTCTTACCTGTCTTAGTTTTGCCCTTATTGTAAGATGCACGACCTTTAGCATTCAAACCCCCCTTGGGATTCTTGCCTTCTTTCCTGGTCCATGCTGGTGAGTTAGCCATTATCTGTACTTCCTTACTTTCTTAGCAATATTCTTGGGTTGTTTAACATGTTGTTTACCTTTCTTAGTACCTTTGCGCTTAGCTTTGGTAGTTGCAGCGTACTCGCTACTAGATAAAGCCTTGATTGCCTTGTCTGGTAGGTATCGCTCCCCTGTCTTAGCAGAAGGTTTACCTGATTTGGTACGCCATTTCTGTTTAGTCCAGTTCTTTAGTGACTGTTGTGACTTCTTCAGTGCCATTACTTGTAGCCACCACCAGCTTTTTTGTAAGACTTGGCTAACATCTGCGCTTTACGTGCAGACCACTGTCCAGCCTTACCCCCCTTAGTGCCAGATTTGATCCGACTAAAGATTCGTTTCCGCATAGCAGGCTTAGTATAGTTCCCAGCCTTATTAACGGTACTCTTAGCCACTACTTACCTACTTTTTTCTGTGCAAGTTTGTG